CATTATATCATCATTCTTACCTCTGGGGTAAGATAGAAACTCTTGCTGAGCTGTTAAGTCTTGAGTCCTAAAGAAAAACTCTCCTTTAGCAAATGCAGGGACTAATGACAGTAATCGTTCGCTTTTCCTATTTCTTGGCTTTACGCCTTTTTCTAATCCAGGAATATATAAATTCTTTTCTAGCATTATAGCTCTAGTTGCACTCCTTAAAGCTTCTTGGTAAGCAACTGTCTCTATCTTCATTCTTTTCGGAAGATACTGTTGATAGACCTCAATAATTTTTTGAGGTTGTTTTGCAGGGTCGAGTCTTTTCCTAAAAATATCAACAATGTATTTATTATTATCAGCGTCAATAGCAATGGTAGCAATAACAAAATAATCAGCACGGGCACTAAGACTAGATGCAGGATCGACTCCAGTATAGAGTTCGACTGGTATAATTTTCTTCTCATCTCCTACACTCCTTACTAAACAAGGTTGGTTTTTTATTCTTTCAAAGTCATAATGATGTAAATGTATATAATCAGGTTTAAATGGTGCATCATCAGGAGATTGAGCAATATTCATATACTCTTGATAGAATCCGTTTATATTACCTACACTTTCAAACTCACTTTTTATTTCTAATATTCTTTTTTTAGGAAATCTTTGAGGCCAAATACTTTTTTCATCTTCATCCCAAATACTATACCATAATGTTTCCCAAGCAGGACTATCTTTAGCCCAATACAAAAAACAATCTTCAGATATAACAGTTCCAATCATAACTATTCTTCCTTCGTCTGAAAGAGAAGGTATTACTGCTTCTGTCATCCATTTTCTATTTTTAGTTCTAGCTTCTGGTGTAAATGCATTTAACTCAGATTCAAAGTCATCTACAATAATAACATTAGGTCTCGTATCTCCCTCTATAAAACCACGAACTCTTTGTCCAGTACCAACTGCTACTATACGTGTACCATTCTTTAAAACAATATCAGCACCTGTCCATCTCCTAGCAGTAGCAGAACTAAAGTCACCAAAGATATCTTTAAAGTTCTGACTATGTTCAAGGTGGTATTTAATTCTAGATAAGAAATTTACAGATTGAGCTTGAGACTCAGACACAATAACCATAAACAAATCATCTTCTGGTTTTTTATATGCTATCTTATACATAGGAAAGATAAGTGAACATACTGTGCTTTTGGCTGTTCCCCTCGGAGCTGCTATTAAAACACGTCTAGTGTCATCTGACCTTAATTCTTTGTATATATCTCTATGAAAGGGGGGCGTATCTTTAGCTAATGCTTTTGGAAAACAATACTTTCCAAACCAACCCATATCCTTTTCAAACTCTGCTTTCTCTTTTTCAAGAGCATAAGTAGCTTCGTAATCAATATTTGGAAGGTTTTTTACTTGATCCACTTTTTTTTCTACCTTTATTCTTACTTTTATTGCTCTTCTTCTTCGACTGGTCTCTGTTGTACCCCATCTGTAACCTCCGTTTGTGTTGCTTTAAACATTTTCTTTTTTTCTTGAATATCTTTTAAAGTAGTTTCTACGGTAGAACCCTCTAACTGCTGAGTTACCACCATTTTACCTTTACTTTTCATCTCATTCATATCCATTAATTTATCTGCAATAGCTAGAGCTGCTTTTGCATCATACCCCTTACCTGGCTTTCCATCATCATCATAATCCATAGACTTATCTAGGATTGCAGCTAAAGCTTTTGCTGTATCATGTTGACCTATAGGAAACTCTTCAGTTATCTTTTGCAATTCTTCTTTAGTCATTTGAGTGAACACCTCCGTTTTAATTTTCTTTTTTACATTCCACAACTTAGTATCTTTGATATTTCCAAAGACTAGTCGTATAGCATCTTTAGTTGTCATACCTGGTTGTGCCATAAGAGTAGCTAGTTTTTTAAAATCAGCTCTTCCTTTAATTTTTTGATTTCTTCTAGAACTTATTGGATGTCCGTAGTTGTTTGGTCTCCCAAAAGAAACAACCTTTCCACTATCAGACCTTATAAATGATGGGCCCCAAGGATACTTAACTTTTATAGTTATTCTTCCACCAGAAGTCATTATCTTCCTATCTAAACATATACCAACTTCATGGTCACTAGAAATACCATACTCACCTTTTTCTACATAGAAAGGGTGTTTATACGACAAACCCAGTTCATCCGCTTCTTCTCGTGAATAAACTGGGTATTCTTTTTTAGATACTATTTCGTATCTCACAAATAAAAGTTACTTGCCTCGTTGGGTATATGCACCACGCACTACCTTAGGAGCTTCTTTTTCAACTTTTTTTGCAACTTTTTTTACAGCCTTAGCTGCTTTTTTCTCTTTAGCCATTACTGACTCCTTATTTTAAATATTTATTATAAACTTCAACAAAATGCTCAGGATCGCCAGCTCCTAGCTCTGTGTTGTAGTATTTTTTCCAATAATTTGCTTTACCTTCAACACTACTAGGCATTTTTTTAGGTACTCTCCAATACTTTAATCTACAGTGTACAATACCTGCAGCTATATTCTTTTCAAGTATTTCTTCCCATTTCTTTTCATCAAAATTTTGCCAATGCTTTATATCTACTACACTAGCCTCTGCACACTTAGCCATTAGCTTCGAACGATGCTTAAGATAGTGAACAAGGTTATCTACACAACTGGCACCCTCTACTTGGAAAAAGCTTCTCGCTGGCCCATCTCCCATTTGACGTATGTATTCATAACGGCTTTCTACAATACCCGTTGCAAGAACAAGATTAACTGCATCTTCAGAAGCAAACTTATCACCCATTTTACTACATACATCCTGGATAAGGTTCTTCATTTGTTTTAAACTAACCATTACTTACTTCCTCCATTGATTCTTCCTTTTAAAAAGTTTAGATCATCAGTAACATCATTTAACTCTGAGACAATAGCTTCTCTATGTCTCATAGCTGTATCATCTGACTTATTCCATCTGTCTAACATCTTTAATACAATTCCTTCAATATTGTCTACATTTCCCTCTATCTTGGTTATATGCACTCTGATATCGTCTAGATCATTATTTTGAGTTTTCTGGCTTTTGATTAGATTCATTATCATCATTACAAATAATGAGACAATTATTCCAATCGCACCGTACTCTGCAAATACATTCATCGGTACTGGCATATCCGCTTATCCTTATCTTTCTACTCTTATTACTAGCCCATTCCACGTTTTGGAAATAAAGAGGGGCCCCTCTAAAACGGTATTGGATCATCATTCACGTCTGTCTCTGCATTTTGCAGTAGTTCGCCATTCTTACGGCTTTCAAAAAGCCCGACGACATAGTTGTAGTGTTGTTCACGTCTCTTCTGAGATTCAAAACCCGTTATGTTTTCCATACTTTTGTACAACTTCTGGTAATCCAGAGAATTGTCACCCTTAATATAGTCATTTAAATCAAAATTGGACAACCATTTTCTCCATTATTTACCCTGACCCCTGTATCTCTTCTTATAACGGGACTTAGAGCCTTTATTGCCATACTTCGTAAGGGTAGATAGACCAATTGTGGTCTTCTTACCCTTCTTTCTAGTTTTATAATTATCTATATTCATAGTTTTAATTCCAAAAGCTTATCAAAGGTCTAGGAAGCTAAATTAACGATTTATGTCGCTATATAAAAGCTATAATTTATATAGTAATTTTACCCAATGTCAATAATCATCCATTGGTTTACTAGACTCCAGATAAGTGAAGATAAATACAGAGATAGGGGTATTCTGAAATTTTTTTAAAAAAATATTTTAGGTGCAAGTCATTAATCCAAGATAGGTCGTTTTCCCAAAAATTATTCTAGATTGGGATTACGAGATATACAGGTTGCTACACCCCCTTGAATTTCACGGCACGGGTACCCTTAGCCGTTCAATTCTGCGTGTGTGCTTAACGCAAGTTGAGCTCGCCTAGCTCGCTCTCCCCCTTCTGGCTTCAGCTGAAGCCTTTGCTTCGCAATCTTTCTAACATAACCTAAAGGATATATTATCATGCCTAGACCTAACGATCTAACCAACGATTCGCATAGCGTTGACACTACTACTAAAGTAGTAGATGATGCACGCTTTGCTAACACGAAGCAAGCTGACTCACGCTACAAAGACTTTGTAGCTAAAGTTGATGATACAGGGAAGACCCTGTATACTAACAACTTTAAAGTCACCACCTTGCAGATTGACCGCAATTTCCCAACTGTTATCACAGCTGAGAAAGTCAAACGCATTGCTGACCAGTACCTGGCCAACAACCAGACGCTACTCTACATCCCTGATGTAGACTACATGCTTACTGGGGAAGTTCAAGAGTTCGACGAAGACGTCGATCGTGAACTACCTGCTTCCATGCAAGCTTTCTTCAAGCCCGTAACACTTCGTGATTCCGTAAGCTTTTGAAAGTAGCATACATTCGTAAGCCCTCCCTTAATCGGGAGGGTTTTACCAATGTTTTAATAACTATAATGTATAGGAAGCGCACCTATATAG